CGACCCCGCGGTAACAGCCGGCGAGGAAGCCGACGAGACCGGGATCATCGTGGTGGGTCTCGGTGCTGACGGCCACGGCTACGTCCTTGACGACCGGTCGATGCGAGGCAGCCCGGACGCCTGGGGTCGGGAAGTCGTGGCCTGCTACAATCGGCACAAGGCGAACGCGATCGTGGTCGAGGTGAACCAGGGCGGGGACCTCGTGCGCCACCTGCTGGGTACACTGCAAGGAAGGCTCCCGATCCGTGAGGTGCGGGCATCCCGCGGCAAGGTGGCCCGTGCCGAACCCGTGGCGGCCCTCTACGAGCAGGGCAAGGTCCATCACGTCGGGGCGTGGTCCGGTCTCGAGGACCAGCTGTGCGGGTGGACCCCGGGGCACGAGAGCCCGGACAGGATGGACGCGCTGGTGTGGGGCATCACGGAGCTGATGCTCGAGCGCACGGCGGAACCGGGTATACGCAGGTTATGACATGTCTGCGAAGGGAGCGATGATGGGATTCCGTGACTGGATGCGGCGCGCGCTTGGCGTCGAAGTGAAGGCCAGCGCGACCACGCAGGCCCTCGTCCGCAACCTGCCGGACGCGGTGTGGACCCCCCGGGACTATCAGGCGCTGAGCCGTGAGGGCTACGCCACGAACCCGTGGGTCTATGCCTGCATCACCGAGATCGCCCGTGGCATCGCCGGCATTCCCTGGAGACTCTACCAGGGCCGCGGCGAGTCCGCCCGTGAGCTCGATAGCCACCCGCTCCTCGACCTGCTTCGCCGCCCGAACCCCGAGCAGGGGTACGGCGCGTGGGCGGAGCAGCTCGTGAGCTTCCTCCTGATCGCAGGGAACAGCTACGTCGAGGCCGTCGGTCCCGACCGGGGAGCACCGCGAGAGCTGTACGTCCTCCGACCCGACCGGATGCGGGTCCTCCCTGATGCCCAGAACCGCGTGCGTGGCTACCGCTACGAAGTCTCAACGGCGCGGATTGACCTCGACACTGAGCACTGCCTTCACATCCGGCTGTTCTCGCCGCTCGATGACTGGTATGGGATGAGCCCCCTCGAGGCCGCGGCCCGCGCGATCGACCAGGATAACGAGCTGGCGCGGTACGAGGTCCGGCTCCTCCAGAACCAGGCGATGCCCGGGATGGTCCTCCGCTCGCAAGACGCCCTGGACGATCGCCAGTACGACCGTCTCAAGCAGCAGATCGCCCAGCTCTACCAGGGAACGGACAACGTTGGCCGCCCGATGATCCTGGACGGTGGGCTCGAGGCCCAGCCGCTGAGCTTCTCGCCGCAGGACATGTCGATGGACAAGTCGATGCTGTGGTCGGCTCAGCGGATTTGCGCGGCGTTCGGGGTGCCGGGAGAGCTGGTCGGCCTGATGTCGGCCACCTATCAGAACCGCCGCGAGGCCCGGAAGGCGCTCTACACCGAGACGATCCTGCCCCTGCTCGACCGCATCGCCGACGACCTCAACAACTGGCTCGCCCCGCAGTTCGGCCCGGCGCTCACGCTGTCCTATGACCGCGATAGCATCGAAGCGCTCCAGGAGGACCGCGAGGCGCTGTTCAATCAGATCCAGAAGGCCGACTGGCTGACGGTGAACGAGCAGCGCGTGATGGCCGGCTACGAGGAGCGCGAGGAAGGCGATGTCATCCTGGCGTGGAAGGCGAAAGCCCCGCTCCAGGATCTCTCGGCTCAGGCGCAGGCGGAGGCTCAGGCTGCCGCGGCGCAGGCCGAGATGCCGCCGCAGTCCGCCCCGCCGACCGGCCAGGCATCCGCTCCCGTCCCCGAGGTCAAGGCAGCGCCAGACCCGTACGGTCAACTCAACGAGGCCATGGACAAGCGCCGAGAATACTGGGTCGGGATCTACGAGCCACGCATCAGGAAGGCTCTCCGCGCCGGCCTGGGCGAGATCGCTGACCAGGTGGAGGGCGGCAACGCAAACCCTAACTTCGGCTCGCAGGACGCTCTCACGCCCGTCCTGACGAGCCTGTACGATCGTGTCGGGCGTGACAGCGCGAGCCTCGTGGGAAAGGCCCTCGCGCATCGCAAGAAAGCTCTCGGGGTACGCGAGACGAAGGGCGTGTTCGCGAACGTTCGATCGCTGTGGGATTCCTGGGTCAAGACCGTGGTCGCCTCGCAGGTGAGCCTCATCAACCAGACGACGCAGGACGAGATCCAGAGCATCGTGTTGGACGGCATCGAACGGGCTCTCGATTACAAGGCCATCGCTGAGCAGATCCGCGGTCTCTACGAGGTCACGGACGCCGGGGTGCTGCCTGGCGATTACCAGACGAACTATCAGTACCGCCCGATGCTGATCGCTCGCACCGAGGTGGGCATGGCCGCGTCGAAGGGCGCGAACCTCGAGGCAGTGAGCCTCAATCAGGACATCCAGCCGCTGGGCATCGAGCTGCGGAAGCGGTGGATCTCGGTGATCGACAGCCGCACTCGCGAGGACCACGCGAAGATGAACGGCAAGGTGGTCGCGATGGACGAACCATATGACGTCGGCGGCGTGAGCATGATGCACCCGAAGGACCCGGCAGGCGGCGCCGCGAACGTCTGCGAATGCCGATGCGACGAGGTCTACGTCGAAGTCCCGATCGGAGGGGAATGATGGTCGAGATCATCCAGCACGGCAACCGCCGCATCGCGATGAACGCGGCGCAAATCAAGAGCGAGAGGTACGGTCCGCTGGCCTCGGTGCTGCACCAAGACCGCGCGAGCGTCATCCTCAAGGGCGACGACGTGCTCGAGGTTCACACCTGGATCAACGAGCATGAGTGACCTGCACCCCGCGAGCCCGGACCCGAGTGAGGCGATCCGCCGGGCGATCATCCATCCGATCGTGTCGCACGTCCAGGGCGAGCGTCACGCGGTGGCTGCCTGCGCGATCCTCGAGGAGGACCTGCGCGCACGATTCCCCGGCGTCAAGACCCGGCGGAGCATGTTCTGGGATGGAGAAGGTGGTGGCGAAGCGGAAGTCTTCTGTGACGCGGTCCACGCTGGGGTGGCACCCGTCACCATCTTCCGGTGGCCCGATCCCGCCGATTGTGAGGCCGACCCTCGATGACCTCATGCAGGACGAGCGCGGCAAGCGGTACGATTACCGGCCCTCGCTGGACAAGTGGGACCGGGAGGTCTGGCACGAGAGCCAACCCGCGGCCCGTGCGGGAGCGGAGGATGAGTGTCGAGAGAACCCCGGCAGCACATACGTCCTCGAGACAGAGGGCTATCTCGTCGCAAGAAGCGATTGGAGCTGGACGTTCCACCGGGTCAAGGAGATGCACCCGTTCAGCGCGGACCATTGAAGGAGGCGCCCGATGCCGATCGAAAAGTACCTGACGCCCCCACAGGGGGTGAGGGAGGCGCTGCGCCGGGGCCTGGAGCTGCACGAGGACGGGGCAAGCGGCGAAGGTCTCCAGCCCGAGACGGTGGCATGGGCTCGCCGGATGGCCTCGGGGGAACCCGCGAGCCGTGACAAGATCATTAAGATGCGCGCCTGGCACGCTCGGCACGCGGTCGACAAGCGGCCCGGTTGGGACAGCCCGCCGACCCCGGGATACGTCGCGTTCCTGCTCTGGGGCGGCGAGCCCGGGCGGGTATGGAGTAACAAGGTGGCTGCAATGATCGACCGAGAGGAGGCCGGCAAGGCCATGAAGACCATCGACCGCAAGTCCGTCCGCATCTCGGATGGCGACCTGGCCGACGAGGCTGGAGTGTTCACCGGATACGCGAGCATCTTCAACAACGTCGACCAGCACGGTGACGTGGTCATGCCGCGTTCCGCAAGTCGCTGAGCGAGCGCGGCAACGTCGTCCCGCTGCTCTGGCAGCACGACACCACCGAGCCGGTCGGCGTGCTCGAGCTGGTCGAGGATTCGAAGGGCCTGCGCGTCGTGCGCGGCGAGATCAACCTCGAGACGGCCCGCGGTCGTGAAGCGTATGCGCTGCTCAAGCAGGGCGCCATCAAGGGCCTGAGCATCGGTTACCAGGTCGTGCAGGACGGCTGGCAGGGCAAGGTCCGCCAGCTGAAGGAACTCAAGCTCCTGGAGGTTAGCCTCGTGACTTTCCCCGCGAATGAACTCGCCAGCGTGACCGCCATCAAGAACGATTACGGGTCTGAGCATCAAGCCCGGATGGCGCAGGTCCTCACGCTGATTGAAGTGGGTATGAACAATCTGGTCATGGCGAAGGCCATGATGGAAGCACTCCTGATGGAGGGGCCGGAGGAATCCACCCCGCCCGAAGGAGCCGCACCGGAAGAGCCCGGGATGCCCGATGAGGACATGCCGGAGATGGACACCCTCGCCGCTCTCTTGCGTGCGGCACTGAAAGGATAACGAACATGTCCGAGATTCAGAATCTCTGGCACGAGTTCAAGTCGGTCAACGACCGGGCCCTGGCGGAAGCCAAGAAGCTCGGCGAATCGGCTGCTGAAACTCGCGCCCACGTCGACCGCATCAACGAGCGCATCGACGCACTCGAGACGAAGACCAACCGCCCCGCTCTCCTCGGCAACGCTTCGGCTGGTGTCGATGAGGCGAAGGCCGCCTACAACAAGTTCCTGCGCACCGGCGCCGTCGAGCAGAAGGCCCTGATCCTCGCCGATGACACCCTGGGCGGCTACCTGGCCCCCGAAGAGTTCGTCCGCGAGATCATCAAGGGCATCACGGTCGCAAGCCCGGTCCGTTCGGTCGCTCGCGTCCGCCAGACTGCTGCCAAGGCCATCCAGCTCCCGAAGCGCTCCGGCGTGTTCTCGGCTGCCTGGGTCGCTGAGCAGGGCGCCCGCTCCGAGACCACCGGCCTGACCTTCGGCCTCGAAGAGATCCCCACGCACGAGATGTACGCTCTCGTCGATGTCTCGCGCCAGATGCTCGAGGATGCCGCCTTCAACGT